GATTGTGTTAGGTGTAAAAGAAACTCCATGTTTGGTTTCTTTTTTATCGTCACCTGAGAACATTAGGTCACCTTGATATACACCTTTTTTAGGTGCAACTTTCGGTAAGTGTTGTAAAGCATCTTTTAATTTACTCACCAGACCAGGTGCGTGACCGTGATGTTTGTCGATGTCGGCTTCGTTGTAATTTAGTTTAGGAGTTTTGTTAAATGCAGACTTAGATGCAACAAAGAACTTACCTGTTTTGGGGTGGTGTCCGAATACAATAGAAGGTGAACCGTCATATTTCATGGTGAGCGCAGAACTATGGCCACCAGACTTTATCTGGTTGTGAGCCTGATTCAAAGCACCAACGGCATGGGCAAACCCCTCACTACCGTGTTGTAGAGGACGATCCTCTGCATGGGTAATATGTTTGAGTTTAGTACCTTCCGTTTCTTCTTCGAGAAACTTGACGAACGATAACATTAATTTCCTTCTAGAATTGCAACACACTTTGGTTGCCTAATACTTATTTATACAATAAACTATCGACAATATTATAGAAATTGTATTTTGGTGTATATCCAAGACTTTTGATCTTGGAAATGTCTAAAACCATGTTTTTGGTCTGGACAACATTATGAAACTCGGCTGGAGGAATACTATTCAGTTTTGAGGTCGAACCTGAGGTCTTGACTGCATATTCCATCGCATCCTTTATATAGATTCGTTCTCCACTGCCAATATTGTAGATATCATTGACTGCACCGTTTTCAATTACAATATTGATGGCACGAATCACATCATCAACATGAGAGTAATCTCTGTAGACCATTCCGTTGTCATATAGGTCGATGTCTCTACCCTCTTTGACTTCATTAATCATGTACTGCAATGCGTTCTTCTTTTTAGATACTTTGTTGTCGGTTGTACCTAGAACATTACCTAATCTGAGAATACGATATTTTAGACCAAATGTTTCACAATATGAAATTAACATCTGTTCTGCGGTACGTTTGGTGATCGAATAGAAACCTTTAGGATCACAATGTGAATCTTCTTTGGCTGGTAATTCAACGTTACCGTAAACGAACCACGAACTTATGAAATTAAAGACTGCATCAGGTGAATTCTCTCTAAAAGATTTCAATACATCCATCAATACAGACAAGTTTGTGTCAATATCAATGTGTAAGTCTGTATGCACATTATAATTATCAACAGTTGAAATGAAATAAACTATATCGGTGACATCTGGTATCACCCCATAGTCATCACGAGTATTAATAATTTTTGTATGGCCTGTTAGTTCACAATAACGACTACCAACAAAACCTTTACCAAATATATTAATTAATCGTTCCATTTTTCACATACTTTGTCTATGTAATTCAGAATCTTGTAGTTCCATAATGGTGAACAACCAACAAAGAATACATTACTCAATGCAAGGTTCGAATTTGGATAGTCTCTATAATCATCTAAGTGTTGGTATCCAGGATGCAATAATATATTACCACTAAAGTAATTACGAGTTTGAATTTTATTCGATTCAAAGTAAGCAACTAATTTCTCTTTTACTTGTTGTGATTCACAGTAAATAGGAACACCAAACCATGAAGGATCACCTTTTGGTGTTGCATTGATTACTCTAACCTCTTTAATATGATTCTCAATCGATTTTTGTACAACATTTTTATATTCACGACGCTTTTCATCAATATATTCAAACTTTTTTAACTGTTCTATACCGATAGCACCTTGTAGGTCTAATGGCTTTAAGTTGTAACCCATAGTCGTGAAAACATACTTGTGATCGATTGTACCATTATAGTTGGCCAACCATTCATCAAAACGATTACCACAAGTTCCACACTCTAACAAGTTATTTGAACCTACACAGTAACAGTCACGTCCCCACCACGACACACTACGTGCAATGTTCATGTATGATTCATCATTAGAACAAACCATTCCACCTTCACCTGTAGAGATGTGGTGTGCCGGATAGAATGATGTAGACCAACAGTAATAATAATCTGTTAGCAATTTACCATCCCATCGTGTGCCTAGTGAATCACAATTATCACCAATCAAAAGAATGTTGTGTCTATCACAAATATCTTTCAACCTATTCATGTCAGGTGGATTACCAAGTACAGGAGAAACAAATATACCTCTAGTTCTAGGTGTAATTTTAGACTCGATCAAATTCACATCGAAATTCAAAGTGTCTAGTTCAATGTCAACGAATACTGCCTTCATTCCATTCTGTACGATAGGTGCGATTGTAGTTGGAAATCCTACAGGTGATACGATGATCTCATCACCATCTTGCCATTTTAAATAATGTTTTAATGCGGTAATCATAACAAGATTGGCAGAACTACCAGAGTTTACCATATGTGAATATTTTACATCAAACTTTTTACTGAATTTATTTTGAAACTGAGCGACTTTCTCACCTGATGTAACCCATTTACCATTCAAGACGGAATCAAGTATTGCTCTCATCTCATTCTCGTCCCATAATTGACCAGAATACTGAATGAAATCACCTTCAACATAATCATCATATTTTTTAACATACTTTGGTTGAATGTTTTTGGCCAAAGCATCAATCATATCATTAAATTCCATCACAACTCCTGTTTTAAATTGTTACATTGTATATTTGTGCTATGCCATGTTTTCCATGAAATCCCAAACTTTTACCCAACCATTCTGTTGGATAATGTTCTACACTAAATCTGTTTGCCAATTCAAGAGGAGCAAATTTTATTCCATACTTGCTTGTCAATTCGAATTTATATATTTTGCATATAATATTATCTTCGGGAATCAACTTTTCACCGTTAGTGATAACATGCAAATTTGGATCATCGATTATGTTGCTGTAATCTGATGAGTTATTACTCATTCCTATACTAATCATGGCATCATACAATTTTCTAGAACGTAAACTGAAACCACCGTTGCCAACACCACCATCTTTCCATGCAGCACCAATATAATCATATTCCAGAAATTCATCTGTCCATGCTTCACTGTTAACAGCAAACCCATCTGCATGTACTATTAAATTATAATCTTCAACACATATGTGTGGACAAAGTTTTAATGTTATGAATCCATACTCATCATTGTAATTTTGAAACTTAGGTATTTTAATCCATTGTGTATCAATTCTCTTATCAACTGGATAGTCAATGTCACTAAACCAGTATACTTTTGTTATTTTATCACCTAGAGTATCTAGTGTTTTATGTATTGCTTTTAAACTAGGTGTATAATTTAAAGCATCTATAACTGTTAAACTTATTGCCATGTTGTACCCTCAAAATCTAACCAATATTGTTCTGTTTTACCCTTACCATCTAATATATGAAATGGCATAGTGTGCATTAGGCCTCTGTTTGACATAACGTAACGTAAACTTTCTGGAGCACGGTCTAGTGACCATGCAAAATGTGTTGTACCAGTGTCACCACCAATAAACCTTCTACATGTTTTTATATGTTGTAGATTATCTAAGAAATTCGTACTTATAGTATAATCTTTATAATCACCGGGTGGCAATAACTTCTCATCAGTGATACAGATTACTCTTTCCCATTCCGGATAATTATTAAAGTATTTTTCTATCTTCTCAAAGAAAACTTCTTTAGGCCAATTACGATATGTATTATAAGGTGCATCAAATAGTGGAAACATTACAACTTTATCTACAACTTTTTCTTCATTTGGTATCAAAACCAAATCACCACTGATTGCTCTATAATCCCAAACATTAACACGATTCCACGTTAAGTTAAGTACACCCTCATTCTTTGCAAAATAATTTGTATTTTGCATCATATATGAAAAGAACTCTTGACAATGTGGTGCTTCATTGATAGTACCAGATCGCATAAAGAATTTTGTATCTGGATGATTATTCCTTAGGTGTTGTATGACATTACATATACCAACGATATCACCTACACGAGCAGGACCACCAAAAGTTCCAGGATTAATATTTAAAATCATAGTTCTTTATCGAAATCTTTTGCATGTATTAATTTGGATTTTCTATTACCATAAAAATGTTTCTGGAATATCATATTGATATCCTTTCCATTATCCCAGTCAATATCATCTCCTTTTCTGAATTCAGGATTCCAATCTTCTGCTTTCCATATGATATATTGTTCTTTGTTCAACAGATCGGCCAAAACAGATACACCCGTTAAATTTGTGATAAATGGTTTTTTAGAATTTTTGATGTAGTAACAGTTTGTGAGTACATCATTATTATAATCTAAGAAATTAAATTTATCATTCATGTGAGCTAACACACCTGTTGCTCTGCGTGAATCAATATCTCCTACATTCCAACGATCACCAGCATAAGCTTTATCATCAAGTGTTAAGTTTAGATCCGGAAATTTAATTTCAAAATCATCATCAACTTCAAGTTCTACTCCATACTTATCATACATCCAATTCTCATATCTACAGGTTTCAATCGGTCTATTAGGATCATTTTTATCTTCACGCATTGGCCAAGAACTCAACTGTATCACCTCGCCATATAAGAATACTTCATCGTCAAATGATACATCAGAAAACAAATCTTGGTAAATAAGGAATTCTTTAATTCCTTTGAATTTACGCATGCCGTTTCTAATTATTAAATTGATTTTACCATACTTTTTACTCAATGCTGATAATACTGGCATTGCGTTTAAAAAGTCACCCAGATTGGCAGTTCCAGTTAGATAGATTTTCATTTTACTGTATCATTATAATTATTAAACAAAACAAAGGAATCATGACCGAGTTGATGGTCAGGAATAATATTCATGTTAAACATCTCAGGTTTTTTCAAAGAAGCCATTAACCACAGAGTTTGGTCATCATCCACTAAGTTTTTCGACTGTAGTTCTTTCATACTTTCTATCATAAGTCTATTTACTTCTGGCCAAAGATTTTTATGTGCAACCTGTTTAGCTCCTAAGATATAGACTGTATTGTTATAGATTACTTCTTCAATCGGTTGGCCAACTGGATAAGGTCTGTAACCAAATAATTGAAACTTATCTTCTCCAAAATTGTATGTCCATTTTTTACTTGGTGGTATTTTATCTGGTGATCTACAATAACCAAAATCAATTAGTGCCAAATAATCGTTTGTAATTAGATCATCATCCAATGCCCATTTTGCAAAAAAAGATTTCATATACATTAGGTGTACATATATTGGATTCCAATATTCTGGATTAATTCTCTGAGATGGATTAATCTTTGACTGAAATTCAGGATTCATTTGTATATTATGAATTTTCTCTCTTGCATCGTGGAAATTGGCAAGATAATCATAAGGTATAATTTTTGTCTTATTCTCTTTACCCTTACGTAAGGCCGCAACTCTATCTACAAAATCCGGATGGGTATAGATAACCATCTCATTTTCTAATTGAGCCATGTAACTGAAACGTTCGAAATATGTGTCCACAGTCCTATGTAAGTAGTGTGGAAATCCTCTCTCGGGTGTCCATTCACTGCGGCCTGTGTCAAAAAAGAATGTTACAATACTGATTTCATTATCCATATACAATTATTTCCCATCTTTATATAATTTACTACCCAAATCAACAATAATCTTTTCAAAGTC